CGCTTTCCTCTATCCGAAGCGAACCAGCCAGAACCAAACGGAACTGGCCAGGACTGTCCGAGATTGGAAAGCCCTGCCCATGACGCGGCTGGTTCATTTGGGGCAGAGGTGGGGGTGTGGGCAAAACAGCATTTAGAGATTGATTTGATGCCTTGGCAGTTGCATTGTTTGAATGGGCAGTTGGCTTATGACGAAAATGGTGATTTGTTGAATCGTGTTTCTTTGGTTTCTACGGCGCGGCAGAACGGAAAGAGCACAGCCCTTGCGGCTTTGGTTGGTTGGTGGCTAACTGAGATGCCGAAAATACGGGGACAGAAACAAATGGTGTTGACTACGGCTAATCGTCTTGACTTGGCGGTTACTTTGTTTGATTTGTTGGCTGATGTGCTTGAGGTTCGTTTTGGGGCGAAACTTACGAAGGCTTACGGGCGGAATGCGGTTCAAATGCCTGATGGTTCACGGTGGATTGTGCGCGCCGCTAAACCCAATGTTGGTCATGGCACTAGTAATGACCTCATCGTGGCTGACGAAATTTGGGACATTGGTGACGCAATTGATGGCGGTTTGATTCCGTCACAACGCGCTAGGCGTTCCCCTTTATTGTCAATGTGGTCAACAGCGGGCACAGAATCCAGCACCGTTTTTAAAAGATGGCGGGAACAGGGTTTGCGCGCAATTGACAAAGGCGAAACCTCAACCTTTTACCTAGCGGAATGGTCACCTGACCCATCGCTGGATGTGAACCTAGAAAGCACCTGGGCGCAAGGAAACCCCAGTCTTGGTTTTACGATTTCAATGGATACTTTGCGAAGCGAATCCATGAACCCAAACCGCGCGGAGTTTTTGCGTGCATCATGCAACCTTTGGGTGGCATCAGACCAGGGCTGGATTCCCCCAGGGATATGGCCACAGTTGCAATATAAAGAAACCATCCCTGATGGCGGCTATTTAGGCATAGAAGTTTCATTAGACGATTCCCGTTATTTCGGGGTGCGTACCGTCCAACTACCTGACAAACGCGTTGCAGTAACAGTGTGCTTTGTTGCTGATACTTATAGCGAAATGTTGGCCGAAGTAGCAAAAGTTGCGGAAACATCAGTCAAGTTTCTTATATCGCCAAGCATTGAAATCCATTGGCCAACCCAATATGACGGGCGAACCCAAACAGTTGGTTACGGCGAAATTGTTCGTTACACAGCGGGAGTAAAAAACATGATTTTTGAAGGAATGCTGGTTCACGATGGTTCAAAACAATTAAGTGAACATGTGCAACGCGCCGTGGCCGTAAAAGCGGAATCCTCTATCGCTTTATCTTCAGCACGAAGCCCAGGCGAAATATCTTTGGCCCGTTGCATGGTGTGGACTGCCGCAATGGCCAGCCGCCCCACCATCGTTGGGAAACCCATCATTGCGTTTTCAACTCGCTAATGTGCATAGTGGCGTTGGGCTGTTTCTTACCTTTTGTCGGGATTGGATGAGTCCGCGGCCCAATGCCACCAAAAAACCGATAACTATGGGACACTAAAACATGGCGATTTTTAAAACCAAGGTGACAAAGGCGGCAATATCGCCACAGGAAACACCTATCACCGCGGCCGCGGGTGGAACTTATTACACAGGTAACGGTTCAGGCGAACAATCAATTGGTGAATACTATTCGTACATTCAAGGTGATTTGCGCAACCGCGCAATGCGTGTTCCAACAATTAACCGCGCGCGTGACCTAATCGCATCAGTAATTGGCAACACGCCAATGAAAATGTATCGCAAACGCTGGGACGAAACAGAAGGCGAAATGATTGAAGAACCAATCGCTCCGCGTTCATGGATTTCACAACCTGACCCACAACTCACGGCCGCCACCTTCTGGAGTTGGGTTTTTGATGACCTATTCTTTTTTGGACGGGCTTTCCTTTGGGTGAGTAGCAGAACTAGTGACGGAATGCCTGCATCGTTTACGCGCCTACCTGCCGCAATGATTAACACACTTGACATGACAGGCCCAGTGTTTGCTTTCGGTAAATCAAACCAAATTTATTTCCAAGGCGCACAAATACCAACAGAAGATGTTGTGCAAATTATTGGCGCAAACCAAGGAATCATTTACCAATCACCGCAAGTAATTGCAACATCACTTGCCCTAGAAGACGCGCGCTTTAGGAATTCCAGTTCAGCCCTGCCCGCGGGCGTTTTGCGGCAGACTTCAGGTGAACCGCTATCGGGACAGGAACTTTCTGAATTAGCGCAATCATTTGAGCAAGCAAGAAAATCTAATCAAATTGCCGCAATCAACCAGTTTGTTGAATGGCAACCAACCGATGTTGACGCATCAAAAATGTTGCTATCGGAAGCAGCCGAATTTCAATCTAAGGAAGCGGCCCGTATGTGCAACATCCCGTTTTTCTTGAATGGAAACTCAGTCGGTTCATACAGTTACCAAAGCAACCAGGGCGCGCGCCAGGACTTGTATGTTTTCGCGGCCCGTTCATATATGTCAGTTATTGAACAAACCATGAGCATGAATTCAATTCTTCCTCACGGAACTTGTGTCAAATTTGATGTTGACGAATACCTCAGCGAAATCGTGGATGGCATAGAGGAAAGCGAATATGAGGAAATGCCTGAAGAGACAATGCCAACAATGAACCCAAATATGGAGTAAAAAAGAATCATGCTTAAATTAATCTCAACCGATTTAACCCTAGATGCCGCCGCCATTGAGGGAATGCCTAGCCGTTCCGTTTCGGGTGTTGCAGTTCCTTATGGTGTAGCCGCAACTGTTTCCGATGGAACAAAAGTTATTTTTGAACAGGGCAGTTTGCCAACCGATGGCAAAGCCCCAAAATTGTATTTAAACCACGACAGTGAACAGGCCGTTGGCATTGTGACCGAACGCGTTGACACGCCTGAAGGCATGATGTTTTCAGCACGCATCAGCAAAACCCCGCAAGGCGATACCGCGCTCACGCTGGCACTTGACCAGGTAATTGATTCAGTCTCAGTTGGTGTGAATCCCACAAAATTTAAAATTACTGACGATGGCACGATGCTTGTGCAGGCCGCCGACTGGATTGAACTCAGTTTGGTCACTGGACGCCCAGCGTTTTCGGGTGCAGTCATAACCGATGTAGCCGCCACCGAACCAGAAACACAAAATGAAACCATCCCACACGAAGACGAAGAAAAAGATATTATTCAATTAGAAGTTACTCAACAGGAGACAGAAAACATGAACGAAGCAACCCCAGTAGAAGCCGCAATCCCAACTTCCCCAGTTGTTTTTGCTGAAGCAAAGCGTGAATTTAAAATGCCAACAGCGGGAGAATATCTTGCCGCTATGCACATTGGTGGAGACACCTACCGCAAAGTAAATGCCGCCTACCACGAAGCCGCACGCCGTGGACAGTCAGCAATTGAAGCAGTATCGCAGGACTTGACCAGTGACACCCCAGGTTTGCTACCTGTTCCAGTGCTTGGCCCAGTTTTCCAAAACTACAACTTCATTCGTCCAACTGTTTCTGCATTTGGAACACGCGCAATGCCACAGGGTTCAGGAATTTCATTCACACGCCCAAGCATCACGACACCAACCGCTGCTGGTAAGCAAACCACCCAGGGAACAGCAGTTACCTCGCAGACAATGGTGCTTGCCGCAAACACGGTGACCCGTCAAACCGTTGCTGGTTCAATCCAAATTGCACAACAAACGATGGACTTCACAGACCCCGCCGCGATGAATGTCATCCTCACAGACCTCGCAGGACAGTATCTAAAACAAACGAACGACATCGCAGTTGATTACCTTGTCTCGCAGAAGCAAGCATCGGGTTACACCTGGACTGTTACTGCAGGCGATGTGTCTTCACTCATCACTGGCATTTATGGTGCGGCAGAAAACATTTCAGCAACCACCAACCTGTTCCCAACTCACTTGGTGTGCAGTGTTGATGTCTGGAAAAAACTGGGCAGCCAAGTTGACGATGTAAATCGTCCAGTATTCCCAGCAATTGGCGCACCTGGCCTTGTAGGTCAGAACACGCTTGGTGCAGGTTCAGCCGCCTCATGGTCGGGAATGAACCCACTTGGTTTGGAAATTGTTGTTGACGGAAACGCGGCCGCTGGCACAATGCTTGTGGTTCACGCCCCAGCCGTAGAATTTTACGAAGCACAGCAAGGAATGCGTTCGGTGGAAGTGCCTGACCTGTTGGCCCGCACCTTCTCTTACTACGGATACTTTGCAACCTTTGTTCAAGATGCACAAAACCCATCGGCAGTTGCAGGAAGCCAGTTCGTCCAAGCAATCACAGTTGCTTAGTTGAAAGGCGGCTTAACCGCCCATGGCTACTTACACAGTCACCCATAAACAGTTACTTGACAATTACGCCGTACTGCAATTACTGACCCCATCGGAAATTGCAGTCGGCCAGTCAATAACTGTTAGCGGAATTTCCGCGCCTTTTTCGGGCACTTTCACAGTTGTTGCACTGCCTGAATATCTGTATGTGGGCACTGACAGTGAAGGCGATTTAGACTTTGACCCGTTCACGCCAATACCAAACCAGGTGTTATATGCGTGCACGGGTTCAAATGTTGACCGCGGCGCATCTAGCGGAAGCGTTGCATACGCCCCTGTATGCACTTGGATTACAGCCAACGACATTTCAGACTGGCTTTATGTTGCTACCGCTACGGCGGCTGACCAAGCCTTTTTGACGATTTGCGCGGCGGCGGCCAACCAGTTTGCGTATCGCAGACGACAGGAAAGCGGTTATTTTGATTCGCTGACCACCGTTCCATCGCAAGATGTAAAACTTGGCGTGATTTGTTACGGTGGCGCATTATATAGACAGCGTGGGTCGGTTGACCAATTTTCATCGTTTAACGACATGGGTTCGCAACCGCCAGTGGCACTTTCTGGCATGGTTATGCAATTGCTTGGCATCCAGCGTCCACAGGTTGCATAAATGCCAACCGCCTACACCGACTTATTGAACAAAGCGTTAGACAACCTTGCCACCGCGCTAACCGCTATCAGCCCTGCAATCCCTATTGTGACTGACCCTAGAAACATCCAGGGTGCGTGCGCTTTTATCAATGCCCCTACATTTAGCACCCCGCTAATGAAAAACAAACGAATTCAATTGACCTTCCCAGTGCAACTTATAGTTTCTGGGCCTTTCAACCTAGATGCCCAACGCAAACTATTGAACATGACCGCCCAATTGCTTGGCGCAAATGTGGCCATTACCGAAGGCCGCCCAACATCCATAGAAATTGGCGGCGCGTTGTATCCTTGTTATGAAGTCATTGTCAACATGGAAGCGAGCAGTTTGTGAAATATATAATTCAATCCGAACGCCTGGGCAAAGTCGGTGACGCTTTTGAAGTTACCGAAGGTGTCAACATTCAAGCCCTGATTGATGGCGGTTTTATTGCCGCCGAGGAATCCACCGATAGTGTCAAAAAAACATCTACTATAAAGAAAACACCTAAGGAGTAACCCAAATGGCAACAACAACTTTTCTTTCAAACATCACCACATTGACC